AACGACGGCTCAGACAAGCTGTTAAGTCGAGCACCTTTATGGTGCAAAATGAAGCACAACAAAAGCATGATTTTATAACTCGTACCGCTCAATTGGAACGGGCTGTCGATACAAAATTTAGTTTTGACAATGGCAATAATATTGGGGTAGTGTACATTGACAATCAGGTAGCACCTTATGGAATATTCGTCCATCAAGGTACAAGACCTCATACTATTAAGCCTAAAACTAAACGTGCATTGCGTTGGGTTCCAATGGCTGGTAATAGCTTTTTCTTCGCTAAGGAAGTTCACCACCCAGGAACTAAATCCGACCCATTCTTATATGAAGCGTTGGAAAGAAAACGTAATGATGTATTTGATACATTTTCAAAAGCCACTGGGCTTGCTATTAATGATCTATCGAATAGCGATTGGCTTGGGGCTAAGGAAAAAGAAATTCGAATAGATATTTAGAGGTGTAACAATGCTATATGAATACGAAGAAATGCAGTTCACCGATGAGCTGTTAGGCAAAGAGGTTCTACCTCAACATGTAGAACGTGCAGAAAAAGCATTATATGCCTTTGCAAAACGTCTTGGCGTATTAGAAGGCGATATCGTAAGAAGTTATCTAGTCGATGAATTAGTGCAACTATATATATATCGTTTTGTGTGCGTTGACAAGGCTTATGCGTTACCAGGTGCATATACTCGCGACGGCTCAACCGATGATTTTTACAGCAAAAAACTGCAATATATCGATGAACGTATCACAATGTGCGAAATGCAAATTACACCGGAAGAGTTAACAGGCGACCCTACTAAATATGCTAGGTATCGAACTGTAGAAATTTTCAGGGGGTAATATGTGGCTCGAACTCATGCAACATATCAAACATGTAATTGATAGCCACGGAACAGGCTTTAATGTTATTCTTGGGGCTATGAGGCCACAAGCTGCAAATATCGATGCGAATGGCGTAATTATGGTGATTAGGGGAGAAACAACGCCGGGAGATAATACCATTCAATCTGAATTGCAACAAGAGTTATACATTGAAGTATGGGGACGTAATGACGACCCTGATATGAACGTAGGTTATGAAGTTATCGCTAAGTTCGAGGATACTTTCGAGGCGATTATGAATAATCTTCGTAATTCATGTGGCAGATTAGTTCCGGAAGCATGTATCTTGCAAGATAGTGGTTATCAAATCATCGATATTAAATGTACAAGTAAAGTAGGCGACCATGATTCAGTACGGCCATTGATTGGCACGCAGTACAGGTTTGTGGCTCGCCTTATTAATTTGAATGAAGAAACAAACGGAGGTATCTACTAATGCCAGCTCAACCAGCTACAGCAAAAAAACTTTATAAACCGCAACAGGCTGCAATGCCTACTGCTGGTAAAAATTATTTGATTTATGTTAATACTGGCACCGACGAAACAACAGGTGCTGAATGGCTTTTATTAGGCGGACAGCGTACAGGTGATGTATCTCGTAAGGCTGATAGCATCGATGCATCTCACAAAGGCACTAACGGTTGGAAGTCTACTATTCCAGGGCTTAAAGAGTGGTCCATTGACCTTGAAACATTGCTTATGCCTAACGAAGAGTCATTGCAATTGTTAGAAAAAGCGTTCTTGAATGATGATCTTATCAACATCAAGATTGAATATCCTAATAAAGCCTACATGACAGGTATTTGCTCCATTACAGAATTGTCTATGAACACACCACATGACGATGTGGCAACGTATAAAGGCAGCTTGAATGGCGTAGGTCCATTGTCCGAATTAAAACAACCATAATTTATAGTTAATTTAAGGAGTGCGCACTCATGAAAAAAATCACATGTGATGTATTTAATACTGGCGAAACAATTTATTTTACGATTGGTCGAATTGCTGAACTTGAACAGCTATGGGGCGAACCTATTTTTAAAGCAGTTCAAGCTGGGGCAATGACATTTCAACAATTAATCACTGCATTTGTTGTCGGAATGAAGCATGAAGGTCGTAAACGCGATTATATTTACTACCAGGAAAAGCTACAACAATTATTTGATGAAGGCGAGGTTCAATATCTAGACCTTGTACAGTTAATTGTAAAAGCATTAATCGGTAGTGGTGTCTTTGGTAAGGCCGCGTACTATGCATCATTTCCTGAAGAAGCTGACGAAAAAGCACAATCCGAAGTAGAAGCAGAGGAAGCAGAAGCAAAAAACTAGAAGGGGGCTATACAGCCCCCTCTTTTAATTTATGGATAACTAAGGCCGAGCGTACGGCTTATGGGCCACTCAATTTAAAGCCTTGGGAGTTTATGAAACTAAGCCCTATGGAATATTACAAACTGGTTGAAGGGTACGAATTGCGAATGGAGATTGAGGACCGTAGACAGGCTTATTTTACGTGCATAATGACAAACGTTCATATTGCTGGCACTAAGCGGTTAAAAGTCGAGGACATCATGAAGCAATTACACCCTATTACGTTGGCACAACGCAAAACGGAAGAAAAGTTATTCATGGAAGAATTCAGACAGGCGGGAGGTGAGATATAAGAAAATGGCAGATTCACAAATCAATGTTCGCATAGTTGGTTCATCTAGTGGTGCTGAACAAGCACTCGATAGAGTGGCTAAGAAAGCGGAAAACGCACTAGGCAAAGACGTTACTGCTTCGATGGAGGCTGTTAAAAGTAAAGCCCAAAAGATCTTTGGTATTGAAATTCCTAGTATCATGAACGCTGCCAAAAGTGGTGCTGCATTTGGTGCTGCGGCAATAGGGATTGAAGCTGCAGGGCGAGCCATGAAAGATATGGCAGTTAGTGCTGTTCAAACCACCGACCAACTTACACAGATTAGGGCACGTATCAATCTAATTAATGACGGCAGTCAGTCTACTGCTGAAATTATGGACAAGATTTATAGTGCGGCTAACCGTTCTCGTGGTAGCTATTTAGATATGGCCGATAGTGTTGCTAAGTTGAATATGCTTGCAAAAGACGCTTTTTCATCTAACGACGAAGCAATCTATTTTGTTGAACAGTTAAATAAGCAATTCAAAATCTCCGGTGCTAGCGTTGAAGAAACAACATCAGCTATGTACCAGTTAACGCAAGCAATGGCAGCTGGTAAGCTACAAGGGGACGAATTCCACTCCATTATGGAAAACGCTCCGATGTTGGCACAATCTATTGCCAGTGAAATGGGTTTGACGGTAGGCCAATTGAAGGAAATGAGCTCGCAAGGGCTTATTACTGCTGACATTATCAAGGAAGCCTTATTCAATAGTGCAGAAGAAACAAACGCTAAGTTTGCAGAAATTCCTATGACGTTCCAAGATATAGGAACGCAAGTTCAGAATGAATTAATAGCTGCATTTCAACCGGCTATGGAAGAAATAAGCAACATGACAAGCTCAGGTGTGTTGAACGATGCACTTGCTGGGCTATCTATTGCCTTTCGCTTAGTTGGTACTGCTGCACAAGCGGCCATTATTACTGTAAAGGGTGCTTTTAGTGCATTATCTGTTGTAATTGGTACAGCTAAGAATATTGTTACGAGCTTTGCGAACCTATTCAGGACTGCCATGCCAGGTGTTGCCACAGCCATTGTAGGTGTTACAACGGCTTTTATAACTTATAAAGCGACTGTCGCATTATGTAGCGCTCAAACTGCTGCATTGACTGTTAAAACCGTAGCATTGAAAACGGCACAAGTAGCTTCTGCGATTGCAACAAGGGCTTATGCGGTGGCAATGACTGTTGTTAAAGTAGCCATTCAAGGTACTATCTTATCGATAGGCGCATTGACTTTGGGGACAACTGTCCTTAAATCTCTGTTTCTAGCTTTAAGAAGTAGTACGATAGCTGCAGCTACTGCACAACGTGTGCTAAATGCTGTTATGAAGGCAAACCCAGTCGGAATATTAATATCTGTCATAATGACTTTAGTCGGTGTATTTGCAACTGCCTCTGCTGCATCTAATGGGTTCGGTAATACGTTAAGTTCGGTGTTTTCAACTATTGTTCATACCGCCGTTTGGGGTGTGAATAAAATTATCGAAGGGCTTAACTGGTTAATTGCAAAACTTAATAGCGTAGGGGATAAAGTCGCAAAATTCTTTGGTACTACATTTACTGCTATTCAACAAGTAGATACAATCAGTGCTGATGATACACAGGCCTTTATCAATAAAGCAGAGGATATGGCCTCACAAGTCATGCAAGGTGTAACAGGTGGCGGTGATACTGGTTTCGATGGTGGAGCAGGTGGCGGCGGAGGCGGTTATGATACTGGCTCCGGTGGTGCTGGTGGCGGAGGTGGTTCCGGTGGCAGTGGTGCATCTGGAAAGGATCTTGCAAAAGAGGCCAAAGAGGTTCACGAAAAAATCTTGCAATCGTTCTTAGAAATGCAAGGCAATCAAGTCGAATTAATTGAATTGCAATATAAGAAAGAACGAGAAGAACTTGATAAATCTAAAGACGCTAATTCGAATTATCAAGAGGACCTTAAAAACCTAAACGATGTTTATGCTGATAAACGTATCAAGGCAAAGCAAGAGGAATTTACAAAACTTCGAGCTATTGAAACTAGTATTCGTGATATGCAACAAGATTTTGCGTTTAAAAC